CGATGAAATTGATTCTGTATTTGAATATATACAAGATAAAAAAACATTGTTGGTACCTATTACTATCAATCCGACAGTTCATTCATCTATCAATCAAATATGTTGCATATACATATATACGGAAGATGATGTAGAATATATAATACCATTTCGTCATACTGAACAAATACAATCATTTACCGAACATATACAAAGATTTCTTTCATTGTCTGATATCTTTGTTTATGACAAGAAACAGTGGTTACAATTGGGCGGAAACGCTAATGTATTTGATATCAAGACGTTATGGTGGTACACATACAATGAACCGTATGATGAAACACATTATTTTACACCAGCTCATAAATTTTATTGGAGAAGACATCCTTCATTATCTTATGTTAATACTATAATACCATTGCAACAACATTTAGCAATGTGTCAGAAAATAAGAAAGTATGCATGGCCAATGTGTATGAATGCTAAATTGGATGAATCATATTTAAAATTTAATAAAATGTATCCATCGGTTTATGCTGCTATAGAAACTGCTGGTTTATGTGTTACCGATGATTTCCGTATGCCAGACATATGCACGGAAAGTATGGTGTATTCGCAATATAATTATCATACCCTGACAGGCAGACCATCAAATGCATATCGAGGATTTAACTTTGCAGCAATGAACAAAGAAGATGGAACTAGAGATGCATTTTGTAGTAGATTTGAACGAGGTGCATTGTTTGAAATGGACTTTGATGCATATCACGTAAGATTAATTGCTAAATTGATAGGATATAATTTACCCAACGGATCCATTCATGAATATTTCGGTAAGTTTTATTTTGATACTGATACATTAACTGAGGAACAATATGAACAAAGCAAACAAATTACATTCAGATTGTTGTATGGTGGTATCGATAAAGAATTTTTAGAAATACCATTTTTCAAACAGGTTAATGCATTTGTATATTCATTGTGGGATACATGTAAAAAACGAAACTATGTAGAAACACCCATATTAAAAAGAAAAATTCACAAAGATAGCATTACTAATATTACAGCAAATAAATTATTCAATTATTATTTACAAGCACTAGAAACTGAGGTATCAACTCCAAAATTGCAACAAGTATTAGAATACTTAATTCCATATAATTCTAAACTAATATTATATACGTATGACAGTATATTGTTAGATGTAGACTATTCAGAAGCTAAACAAATATTGCCTGAACTTATAAATATCATGCAACGTGGAAATTTTCCGGTTAAATGTAAGGTCGGTGGTATTTATAGTAAAATGAATAGTATTACGTTATGACAATAGATTCAATACTTACCGAATGGCAATTTAGACTCAAAAAAGGATATCCAACCACCGCAGCTGACTATGATATTCTGCGCGATGTTCTCAAAGAAATGACTACATTATCAGAATATGAACAAGATAGAATTGTTCGCAGATCTATGGGGTTAACAGAAGATGAACCAGCTGATATTGAGCAATCAAATAATTCATCATCTACATTTATAGATGCTAATTCTTTTGAAAAGTTTATACATGCTGAATATTCCGTAGAAGGACAACAATTTATAGGTCTTAATTTATTATACGATCGTATTAAGCAATCGTCTAATTCAGATAAATTATTTTCTATGATATTAGATTTAACTAAAAAACCATTGCATGCAGGTGAATATCGAATACAAGGCCTAGATGCTGATTTATATAATATAATTCGTGATACTATTAAAATACCAAATGGACATTTTTCTGAATTATGGTTTGCTATAAAATTTAATGGAGAAGTAAAAGGAGCTGTTGCTGGTAATAGTATAGTATCTGATGTAGAAGTTGGAGATGATGGTGTTTCATTAAAAGATTATGCTAAACTTTCAACTGTTGATTTTGGAACATTAGATGCCGCAGCTACTATGTTATTAAAAACTGCAGTTAATTCATTTGAAATGATGACTGGTATTGAAATTAATAAATCTATGACACGAGATTCTATTAATAAAGTATTAGACAGATTAGATTCTGAAGAATTAAAACATGATATACACACTTTGGTAAAATTAGCAAATGATACTAACATAACAGTTATTAGACGATTTGTTGAAAATTTACAAAAATTTATGCCGGATAACGATCCCGGGCAAATTGTTGAAAATTTTTGTATGCAGTTAAATGAAAATATTCAATCTAAAATATTCGAAGTTAAATGGTGGGGTATTATCAATAACGGAATTTTATATTTAGAAACACAATCAGAAATTCTTGAAACATTAAAATGTAAATCGAACCGAATATCTCCAGCAATAGCAAATTTTAAAGGTTCACATTTATTTGTTAATGGTAATACTATTAATGCAATGATTAAACATACTCGATTAGATTCGTCTCAAGAAGGATAAAAAATTGAAAACACAATTGCTATGCACATTTGCACACCCATCAGATTTAAACATAATAACCGATTATATACAACAAAATTATGAAATACCGGAACGTCGTATATTCATATTTTCTAATGAAGATAACACTGATTCATTGTATTGCACATATAATGCATCTATTTCAGATCGTAGAGGACAAAATACTATTAGTATCCATCGTAAAAAAGAAACTAATACACTGTATACGGTTAATGCATTAAATGAAATTATAATTGCGGCAAATAACGGCGTATTAGATAAAACTTATCAAATAGATTGGCAACAATATCAAAATTCATTTATATTAACAAATGACACCGGTTATCGAATTATTAATTTGATATTTTTTAAGAAAATATCTTGGAATTGATATTTATTATATATAAGGATATGATATGATAAAATTAAAATCTTTACTCGCATATACTCCTAAAAAGAGTACTAAAAATTTATACGAAGATAGTGACCAAAATAATAACGGATATCCAGACAACTCGGAAAATACTTATAGTACTAGTTTTAAACGCATATATGGAAGTGACATAGATCCAGATGAAGAAGAAGAATCATTCGAAATATTTGATTCAGAATGCAGTGATCCATTTACTAATAATAATTTAGCAAAATGGGAACCGGAAGGTTGGCCAAAGAATCCAAATACTGGCATTGGAATATATACTTCCTGGGACGTTAAACAATCCGGACTACCTTTAGGGAAATTTCATTTTGGAGTTGATCCACAATTCATAATACATAACAGTCAATTATATGCCGGTGCTAATGTTAGTGAAGCATATGCTGGGAACCTTGAGGGGAAAGGTTTAATTGGAAAATGGTTAGAAAATGCAATTCCAGATATAGTAAAACATTATCAATCATGTACTTATATACGAGAAAATTATCCAAATATAATTATTAAACCATGTTTACAAGTAGATAGTGATGAATCCGGAGGATATTGGGAAAAGTTATGTAAAAAAAATGGATGGGTATTATTTGAATTTTGATTATATTTATTAATATGATACGATTAAAAACATTATTATTTGAAGTTTCATTAGATCAGCTAAAAACTCAATTCGTCGATACTAACAAGATTACTGATAGCGAGTTTACAGAAATTATAGATGCATCTGGTGGTAAAACTGCGTATGCTACTTGGTTAACTAAACTAGTTGCAGCTAAAACAATTAAGCCAGAAGATTTATATAAATATAATGCATATTTTAAAGTGTTTGATCGTCGTAAACGAGAATATCCATTTCAAGATATTAATCAATATAAAACTCCACAAGATATTTCACAATTTATTGATACTTCAGTTGAACTAGCAAATCGTGAAAAGTCAGATCCATCTCAACAAAAAGGCGTTGCAAAAGCTGATAAATATAAAGAATTTTATATAGGATCAGTCGACGGATTTGATGTATATGAATTACCAAAAGGCCGAAGAGATTTATACGGAACATCATGTGAATTAGGATCTGGTACGGAATGGTGTACTGCTACAAATAAAACAACAAAATGGTTTAATAAATATATAAAACAAGGTCCGCTATTTATTTTTATTAAACCTGGTAGTGATGAAAAATATCAGTTTGCATATGAATCACATCAATTTATGGATAAAAATGACAAACGGATAAATATACTAACACCATTATCATACAAATTATTTGAATTCATAGAATCAATGCGACCTAAATATGAAATTCCAGTAATCTCTAAACTATTACACGATCCAGATAAAATACCTGATAATGTAGAATATGATGTAGAGTTACAAAAAACTCCAATCAAATCATTAAGAAACTTAAAATCGGTTGGTGGTAATTTAGATTTGGTATATACTCCAATTGAATCACTTGGAAACTTAAAATCAGTTGGTGGAGCATTAAGTTTAGTGGGCACTTCAATTAAATCATTAGGAAATTTAGAATCAGTTGGTGATGACATACGTGCATGGCACACTCCAATTGAATCACTTGGAAACTTAAAATCAGTTGGTGGAGCATTAAATGTATGGAATACTTCAATCAAATCTTTAGATAATTTAGAATCAGTTGGTGGTAATTTAATAGTAGATGATACTCCACTTGAATCGTTCGGAAACTTAAAATCAGTTGGTGGAGCATTAAGTTTAGTGGGTACTCCATTAGCAGACAAATACAGTGAAGAACAAATTAGAAAAATGATAGATGTTAAACGTAGTATAAGACTATCATAAAAACAAAAAAAAAACTTAACAAATAACTTGGAATTAAAGAATTAATTATTTAATATATAATTAATAAATAACAATAATTATTAACAATTAAAAAAGTAAAACTATGGCGTTAGATTTATCTGCTATTAAAGCAAAACTTAACCAATTAAACAAGAGTGATGACAAAAAACAAAACTTATGGAAACCTGAAACAGGTAAAACCAGAGTAAGAATTGTACCGTATGTACACCGTAAAGACAATCCGTTTTTGGAATTATATTTCCATTATGATATCGGAAAAAGATCTATGCTATCACCAATTACCTTCGGTAATGCAGATCCAATCGTAGAGTTTGCAGAAAAACTTAAAAAAACTGGAGACAAAGATGAATGGATAATGGGTCGTAAAATTGAACCTAAAATGAGAACTTATGTACCTGTTATTATAAGAGGTAAAGAATCTGAAGGTGTAAAATTTTGGGGCTTTGGAAAACAAATTTACACAGAATTATTATCTATAGTATCTGATGATGATTATGGCGATATTACTGACTTAATGTCTGGTAGAGATATCGATGTAGAATTTACACCAGCAGAAGGTGGAGGCTTTCCTAAAACAACTATTCGTGTAAAACCAAATGCACAACCAGCAACAGATGATAAAGCAATTGCTGAAAAAATTATGAATCAACCATTAATTACTGAAATCTTCCCTGAGCCTTCATACGAAGAATTAGAAAAAGCATTAGCAGAATGGATGAATCCAGAAAATCAAGATGCTGATGTAGAAGAAGAAACAACTAATACAACTACTACTAAAACTGCAGCAAAACCAGATACTGAAAAAGTAACTGATGTTGCATCTGCATTCAATGATTTATTCAACCAGTAATTAAAGGTTACGTATAATGGCAAAAAGTAATAAGACTAAGCTAGAACTGGAAGACAGTTTAGCAAATACATTAGCTGAAAGTATCAACAAACAATTTAAAGGACAAGCATTAAAGACTGCTTTCTTTTTAGATGGTGATGATGATGCTCCTAGCAATGTTAAAGATTGGATATCTACTGGATGCGATACATTAGACCTAGCAATTTCAAATCGACCGAACGGAGGATTCCCTGTAGGTCGAATTACTGAAATTACCGGATTGGAAGCATCTGGTAAATCATTGTTAGCATCCCATGCAT